AGATGTACCAGTAGGAACTTGGATGGGTAGTGTAAAAGTAAATAATGACGATGTTTGGAATGAGTATGTAAAAACAAACAAAGTAAAAGGTTTTTCTATAGAGGGTTACTTTGCTGATAAAATGGAGGCACCAAAAGAAAATATTGAAGAACAAATGGCTGAACAATTATTAAATCAAATAATAAATATAATAAAATGAAAAGTAGATTAGAAAAAGTTTATAACAAATTACCAAAGCAAAAAGTAAACCTTAAAGCACAAGAAATAACATTAAGCAAGGTTCAAGAACTTAAAAGCCTTATAAGTGAAACAGATGATATTTTAAATCAATTTAATTCAGAATATGACAGGGCATTATCTATTATTGAAAGTATAGAGGATAAATTGTCTAATTTGTCTAGTGATTTTGAGCAATCTAGAACGGATAGTATTGAAAAATTAGATGAAATAATTACTGCCGCCGATGAACTTGGATTACAAGGAGTAGGAGAGGAAGAGGAATATCAACTTGGTCAAATAATTGGAATGGCAGATGACCAATTTAATTTAGCAAGACAACATTTTAATTTTTAATATAAATGCAAAGAAAAAACAAAAACAAAACCTTTATACCTAGTAGGACATCGCCTAATGGTGGTAATAGAGCTTGTTTATGTTGGGACACTAACACTTATTCTATATCATGTTGTGATGGTTCTATTCAAGCACAAGGTATAGGAGTAATAACAAGAACAGAGTAAAAACGCAAAAAGTAAATTAATAATCGTTATATAAATAGTATGGAAAAAACAAAAATGTTAAATCAAATTAGAACACTTTTAAACATCGAGGTAAAACTTGAAGACATGAAGTTGGAAAACGGTACTGTAGTAAGTGCTGAAACATTTGAAAAAGGAAGTGAAATATTCATCGTAACAGATGATGAGAAAGTAGCAATGCCAGTAGGAGAATATATCCTAGAAGATGGTAGGTTATTAGTTGTTGAGGCAGAAGGTATGATTGCAGATGTTCGTGATGTATCAGATGAGGCACCAGCTAAAGAAGAAGAAACCGAAGACCTAGAAGATGAAACTGTTGAAACAGAAGTACCAGCAGAGGTTGCATCAGAGGTTGAAGCAATCATTGAGGCGGTAGTTGAGGTTATTGCACCAGTTATTGAAGAAGTAAAATCTGAAATTGAAGAACTAAAAAAGAAATTTTCAGATATGGATGTGAAAGAGGAAGAAGAAAAAAAGGAAGAACTTTCAGCTAGAAAACCAATTAAGCACAATCCAGAAAGAACAACAAAAACTAAACAAGTTGAGTTTGCAAAAGGTAAATTCAATACAACACTAGATAGAGTATTAAATAAATTAAACAAATAAAATGAAAAAAAGAAACGTAAATTTAGCAACAAATGTTACTGTAAATTCTACCTATGCTGGGGAATTTGCTGGTGAATATATCGCAGCAGCTTTATTATCTGCATCAACAATCGATGATGGTGGACTAACTGTAAAGGCAAATATCGCATTTAAGGAAATAATCAAAAAACTTGTAACAACATCTTTAGTTACAGCAGCTGGGTGTGATTTTGTACCTACATCTGATATTACATTAACTGAAAGAGTTTTAACTCCAACTGAATTACAAGTAAATCTACAACTTTGTAAGTATGATTTCGTTGAGGATTGGGAAGCACAGCAAATGGGTTTCGGTTTAGGTCAATCATTACCACCTAAATTTTCTGATTTCTTAATTGCACATGTAGCGGCGGAAGTGGCACAAAACACAGAATTTAATATTTGGCAAGGTGATACGGCAGGAGCAACTCACACATCATTCGATGGTTTTGAGAAACTTATTGCGGCATCAGCAGCAGCAGGAGATATTCCAGCAGGACAACAAGTAGCAGCAGCAGCACTTACATCTTTAAACATTATTGACGAAATGTCTAAAGTAATTGATGCTATACCAGCAGCATTGTATGGTAAAGAAGATTTATTTTTATATGTACCAACACAAGTTGCTAAATTATATGTACAAGCACTAGGTGGTTTTGGAGCAAATGGTTTAGGGGCAAATGGTGTAGCTAATATGGGTACACAATGGTGGAACAACGGTAGTCTTACTATAAATGGAGTTAAAATCTTTGTTTGTCCAGGAATGTCAAATAACAAAATGTATGCTGCACAACGTTCTAACTTATACTTTGGAACTGGATTGTTAAACAATACAAATGAGGTTAAAACCTTGGACATGGGAGACCTTGATGGTAGTAACAACGTGAGAATGATAATGAGATTTACCTCTGGTGTACAGTTTGGTATCGCATCTGACCTTGTAGAGTACGCATAATTAATTAATTAATCAATAAATTAGGGTAGGTGGAATATATCTGCTTACCCTTTTTTTTTAAAACATAAAAAAGATGGCTTGTACATTAACAACGGGTAGGAAATTACCTTGCAAAAGTGCTTTTGGTGGCATTAAAAGAGTTTATTTTGCTGATTATGGTGATATTACTGCAATTACAGTAGATGCACCAACTGGTGAAGCAACATTTACGGGAACACCAACTTGGTATGAATATGATGTAAAAGGTAATTCTAGTTTAGAAACTACTGTAACAAGTAGCAGAGAAAACGGAACAACTTTTTATACTCAAACTTTAAACCTTACATTAACATATTTAGATGCTTTAACGCAACAAGAACTACAAACACTTGCAGTAGCAAGACCATACGTAGTAGTAGAAGATTATTATGGTAATAGCTTCCTATGTGGGTTTGAGAATGGTATGGAGTGTACTGGTGGAACTGTAGTAACTGGAGCAGCAGCGGGAGATTTAAGTGGCTTTACACTTACCTTTGAGGGTATGGAAGAAACCGCACCTTACTTCCTTGCAAGTGCAGTAACTGGTGATGCAGCACAAGTAGACCCAACTGCATAATTAATATTTATTTTAAATTAAGAGCATCCTTTATAGGGTGCTTTTTTTTTGTTTTTACAAATTAGTATTATTTATACGTTATATAAGTGATGATTTTATTTAACCCAACTACAACAAATCAATTTACTATAATACCTAGAGATTATGTATCAAGTGCATATATGACTATTAGAGATGATAGCACAAATGTGATTGTTGATTATACATTAGTACCTAGAGTTGCTGGTGTTGGTAATATTGAAATTGTAAACGATACCTACAATGTATATAATGATACCTATTCAAATTTAGTTGAGGGGCATTTTTATGATTTAACTATATATTCAGATGCACAAAAAACAAATGTAATATATAAGGATAGGATTTTCTGTACTGCACAAAAAGCAGAAATTGATGCAGATAACAATTATTTCTATAAAGTAAATAAAGACCAATATACAGAATACGATGGTTTCAATAATGACTATATTGTAATATGAGAAAAAGAAACGAAAAAGGGCAATTTAGCAAAACAAAAGTATCAGAGTTTGGCTTTGTAAATTTAAGTACATACACATCACCAGAGGTTAAAGAAGTTAATGGTGCTGATTGGATTGAATACGGTGCAGATAATAACTATTTCCAGTTTTTAATCGATAGGTATAATGGTTCACCTACAAATAATGCTGCTATAAATGGTATATCACAAGCTATTTATGGAAAAGGTTTAAATGCTACAGACAGCAACAGAAAACCTAATGAGTATGCACAGATGGTTTCTTTGTTTAAGAAAGATGTTGTACGTAGAGCTTGTTATGATCTTAAACTTATGGGGCAAGCTGCAATACAAGTTATCTACTCAAAGGATAGAAGCAAGATTGTTCAGTTAGAGCATATGCCTATTGAAACATTAAGAGCAGAAAAGTGTGATGAAGATGGTAATGTTCCAGCATATTACTATTTTAATGATTGGGCTAACATAAAAAAAACAGATGAACCTTTAAGAATACCAGCTTTTGGTATGTCTAATGAAGAAATTGAAATATACTATATCAAACCTTATAAGAGTGGGTTTTATTATTACTCACCCGTAGATTATCAAGGAGGCTTACAGTACGCAGAACTCGAAGAAGAAGTATCTAACTATCACCTTAACAACATTATGAATGGTTTATCGCCATCAATGTTAATTAATTTTAATAACGGTACTCCTAACCAGCAAGAAAGACAATTAATAGAAACTAAAATAGCACAAAAGTTTTCTGGGACAAGTAACGCTGGTAAATTCATTTTAGCTTTTAACGACAACAAAGATAGTCAAGCAGAAATTACACCAGTACAATTAAGTGATGCTCATAATCAGTACCAATTCTTGAGTGAAGAAAGCACTTCGAAAATAATGGTCGCCCATAGGATCGTATCACCTATGTTATTAGGTATTAAAGATGGTAGTGGTTT